AGCCTTGATACTGAATTAGAAAAATTAGAAGGTGTTTCTCCTTCTTACGATACAGGTGAAGTTTGTAATCTGTATGAAGTTCATTGTAATTTAGACTTAGAAGGCTTTGAGGATATGGATGAGAACGGCGAGCCTACAGAAGTTAAGTTGCCTTATATCGTAACAATAGATTCAAACAGCGAAAACATTTTATCTATTAGAAGAAACTTTAACGAAGACGATCCGTTAAGACAAAAAATAGAATACTTCGTACATTTTAAATTCTTACCAGGACTAGGTTTTTATGGTTTTGGTTTAACACATATGATTGGTGGTTTATCTAAAGCCTCTACATCTATTGTCAGACAATTAATTGACGCTGGTACTCTAGCTAACTTGCCTGCTGGTTTTAAAGCCAGAGGTATTAGAATTAGAGATGAAGATTCTCCAATACAACCGGGTGAGTTTAGAGATGTAGATGCTCCTGGCGGATCTTTGAGAGATTCTATTCAACCCTTACCTTTTAAAGAGCCAAGCGGAACTTTACTTAATTTATTAGGATTATTAGTTCAATCTGGTCAAAGATTTGCATCTATTGCAGAAATAAACGTTGGCGAAGGTAATACTCAAGCGCCGGTAGGAACAACTTTAGCTTTACTAGAAAAGTCTACTAAAGTTTTATCTGCTATTCATAAAAGATTGCACTCAGCGCAGAAAAAAGAATTTGACTTGCTTGCAACTATATTTGCAAAAAGCTTACCACCTGTTTATCCGTATTCGGTTTCTGGCGGTAACATGCAAATTAAACAAGCAGACTTTGATAATAGGGTAGATGTTTTTCCAGTATCTAACCCAGATATATTCTCAACCAGCCAAAGAATTGTAATGGCTCAAGAGATGATGCAGTTAGTACAATCTAACCCGCAAATACATGGTCCTAACGGGACTTATGAAGCCTATCGCAGAATGTATGCTGCTTTAGGTGTCGATAATATTGACGCTTTACTCATACCACCACCCGATACAGAACCAAAACCTGTAGAATCTGGTTTTGAAAACTCTACGTTAATGGCTGGTGGAATGGCTCAAGCATTCATGCAACAAAATCATGATGCCCATATAGCCACTCATATGAATTTACTGAATATGCAGCCGGTGCAGATGAATGCGCAAGTACAAGCTAATGTTCATGCTCATATAATGCAGCATTTACAAATGAAAGCTGATTCAATAGCGCAACAGCAGATGCCACCTGAAGCGCTGCAACAATACCAGCAGCTTCAACAGCAGGCCCAACAAATGTCGCCTGTAGAAGCAGCGCAAGTAATGCAACAAGCAAACGACTTGTTAGCTCAATTTAGTTCGCCAATTATGAGCGAGCTGATGCAACAATTCTCTCAAGAAGTTGCAACTCCACCTCAAGAAGATCCTCTTGTAGCAATAAGAAAACAAGAGCTAGCGTTAAAAGGCCAAGAGTTACAACAAGATAGAGAGCAGTTTGAAATGAAAGAGCAAATGCGAGCTGAAGAAAAAATGAGACAAGATCGTATTGATAGAGAGCGTATTGCAACTCAGTTAGATATTGCTAAAATGAAAGACGATTCGACTCAAGATAGACTTGAGCAACAAAAAGAATTAAAATTGATTGATATTGGTTTAAAACAAATCGGATAAACATATGATTAAAAGAACAGAAGCAAGTAAATTGAAAACTCCATCCGTTAATAAGGGTAAACAAGATTATACTGGTAAGGGTAAGGTAGACCTTTGCGATTATAAAACAGTTTCAGTTAGCAAAGCTCCTAAGCCAGGAATGGGCAAAGGTAAAGCTAGGGGAATGGGCGCTGCTGAATTTGGCGGCAAGTTTTCAGGCATTTATTAAATGTCAATTCTTTGGATAGCCGAAAAATTTAAGAAGGCTATAAAGGAAAAGAAAGAGGACACCCAAACTCAAATATTGAATGGGTGCAAAAATTTTGATGATTATCAATATCTACGTGGGCGTTACAATTCTCTCGTTGACGTAGAAGAAGAATTTAGAGAATTGCTAGAGAGGATAGTAGAAAATGACGACGAAGAGCAAAGTAATAGTACCTAACCATATCGAGAAGGAAAGAAATACTAAAGAGAAAGTAGCAAAAACTGAATCAGAAACTGATAAAGCTTTTGTAAGTCCTGAAGATAGGGTGCTAGATCCAACCCTAATGGATAAATCTTTAATAGAAAGAATGCCTCAACCAAGCGGTTGGCGTATACTTATTCTGCCGTATAAAGGTAGAGGGGTTACTAAAGGTGGTATTCATATAGCAAAGCAAACCGTTGATAGAGAAGCGTTAGCATCTGTTGTTGCATACGTTGTAAAGATGGGGCCGCTTTGTTATAAAGATAAGGAAAAGTTTGGCGATACGCCCTGGTGCCAAGAAAAACAATGGGTATTAATTGGTAGATATGCAGGAGCTAGGTTTAAGCTTGGCGACGATGCAGAATGCCGTATTATAAACGACGACGAAGTTATCGCGACTATACAAAATCCTGATGACATCGTTACGCTATAACGTGAGGAAATCATGCAAGAAGAAAAAGTAATGGCTGCTGAAGCCGAAGACCAAATAGAAGAAGGAGAGATTGTTGAGCTTGATGAAGAACAAGCCTCTGATGAATCTAAAATAGAAAACGTTTCTGCTGAAGAATCTGATAAAGATTCTAAAGAAGATGAATTAGAAAATTATTCTAAAAGCGTTCAAAAAAGAATTGCTAATTTAACCAAAAAGATGAGAGAGCAGGAAAGAGCTGCTCAATCTGCTTATGAGTATGCAAAAAATTTACAAGCAGAAAATGAAAATTTAAAAACTAGCACCTCTAAGTTAAATCAGAACTACTACTCTGAGGCTGAAAATAGATTAAAGTCTCAAAGAGCCCAAGCTAATTCTGTATTGAAAAATGCGTATCAAGAACAAGATTGGGATAAAGTAACTAAAGCTCAAGAAATACTAGATAAGATTACTGTTGAAGAAAGTAAGTTAGCTAATAATAAGATGACTATACAAAGAGAGCCTCAATACTATGATGCTCCAGCTCCTCAACAAAACAATTTACAACAACCTGTTCCTCAGCAAGCAGCCCCAGAACCGGATCCTGCCGCAGAAGATTGGGCCAGTAAAAATGAATGGTTTGGCCAAGATGAAACTATGACTTTGGCCGCATTTAACATACATCGTAAACTTGTTGAAGAAGAAGGCTTTGACCCTAGCGACACAATGTATTATGATGAAATAGATAAACGTATCAGAGTTGAATTCCCTCACAAATTCGAGGGGACTGCAACAAACAACAAGATGCAACAAACTGTTGCTCCTGCTGTTAGAAGTGGTAATAGTGGCTCTGGACGCAAACGACAAGTTAAGCTTACTAAAAGCGAAGTTGAAATGGCACGTCGTTTGAATGTTCCAGTTCAAGAATATGCTAAATATATTAAGAGGTAAGCAATAATGACTGAAGATAAAAAAACAAACAACAGAACTCCTCGTTCTGCAGAAACTCGAGCTAAAGATACTGCTCGCAAACCTTGGCGTCCCCCATCTATGTTGGAGACACCACCAGCACCTGAAGGTTATTCCTACAGGTGGATAAGAGCCGAAATTGTCGGTCAGGAAGATAAAAAGAATGTAATGTCTAGGTTACGTGAAGGCTTTGAGCTTGTGCGTACTGAAGAGATTGGAGACTTTGAACTTCCTTCGATTGATGATGGAAAGCACGCTGGTGTTGTATCCGTGGGTGGTTTGCTTTTGGCTAAGATTCCAAATGAAACACGTGATGAAAGAAACGCCTATTATCATGACCGTGCTCAACAGCAACAAGAAGCTATTGATAATGATTTAATGAAGGAATCCGATCCAAGTTCTCCGATGTTAAAACCTCAGAGATCTACAAGCGTAACTTTTGGAGGCGGTAAAAGAAGTTGATTCTAATACTGTCAAAAACTAACTTTATTTAAAAGGTAATATTATGTCTAATCAAAATGCACCTTTCGGATTAAAACCATCTAGCAAGTTAGGCTCGAATTACAACAACGAAGGAGTAACCGAGTACAAAATTGCAAGTGCAGCATCCGGAAACATTTTTTCAGGCGACCTAGTGAAAATGGCTAACACAGGTACTATTTTAGTAGCTGCTGCTGGCGATCAAGCTTTGGGAGTCTTTAGAGGATGTCAATATACAGATTCAAGTGGCGATGTGATTTTTTCACCATACTGGCCTGATGGAACTGTGACATCTGACGCGGTGGCATTCGTAGTTGACGACCCAAATGCCTTGTTTGAAGTTCAATCAGCTGCTACTGGTTCAGTAGTACAAACAGTTGTTGGTAATAACGCTGACATTGTTTACACATCTGGTTCAACAATAACAGGTATCTCAGCTGTTGAAATTAGTGGCACTACTGCTGCTACTTCAGCTCAGCTAAGAATTGTGGGTGTTTCTACTGATCCTGAAAACAGTACTTTAGGTACTGGCTCAGCTTCAACAAACGTCAACTTGATTGTTAAAATTAACGAGCATTTCTATGCACAAACAACAGGGGTATAACAGATGGCTATTAATAGATCCCAATTAGCGAAAGAATTAGAGCCTGGTCTAAATGCCCTATTCGGCATGGAATACGCTAGGTATGATTCAGAACACGAAGAAATCTACGAAACAGAATCCTCAGATAGAGCATTTGAAGAAGAAGTAATGATCGTTGGGTTTGGTAACGCTTCAGTTAAAGCTGAAGGAGCTGGAGTATCGTTTGATAACGCTACTGAAGGCTACACATCACGTTACAGCCACGAAACAGTTGCTTTAGCTTTTGCGCTAACAGAAGAAGCTGTTGAAGATAATCTATATGATAGACTTGGTTCAAGGTATACAAAAGCCTTGGCTAGATCTATGGCAAATACTAAGCAAATCAAAGCAGCGGCTGTTTTAAACAACGCTTTTGATTCCAACGTAACAGGTGGCGACGGTCAACCTCTTGTTTCTAACGCTCACCCTCTAGGTGGCGGTGGAACTGCAAGTAACAGACCTTCAACATACTCAGACCTTAACGAGACTTCTTTAGAAGATGCGTTAATTTCTGTCTCAACTTTAACTGACGACAGACAATTAGCTATTGCTCTACAAGGTACTAAGTTGATTGTTCCACCTCAATTGCAATTTGTTGCTGACAGATTACTACAAACTCCTGGTAGAGTTGGTACATCTGACAATGATATCAATGCGATTAAAAATATGGGAATGGTTCCTGAAGGATACGTGGTCAACCACTATCTAACAGATACTGATGCTTGGTTCTTGAAAACAGATTGTCCTGATGGATTCAAGCATTTCCAAAGAAGCCCAATGCAAACTGCACTCGAAGGAGACTTCGATACCGGTAATATGAGATATAAAGCAAGAGAAAGATATTCTTTTGGTTACTCAAACTGGAGAGCAGTATTCGCATCTCAAGGTGCTTAATACGGAAATTTTCCTTAAGGGAGCTTCGGCTCCCTTTTTTTTGTCTAAAATTTAATTTTACAAAAAGCTACCTATATTTAGTTTCTTGTTGTAGAATTTAAGAAGCTAATAAATAAAGTATTATGAAAATATATACTGTTTTGCATTCAAGCAATAGCATGTCAAACTCTCCTTGCGTAGGAAAGTGCAGCACTTCTATGGCTCCTTTTGATGAAACATGTAAAGGATGCGGAAGAAGTGTTGAAGAAATACGAGACTGGGAAACCTATACAGATTTAGATAAAAAACTAATAAATCTAAAAAATGTTATGCGAGGATACAGTATAAGACAAAAAATAGAATCTTATGGAGATGAAATGAACGAAAAGAAACAAGACATACAAGGAAGAATGACAACCGTAATATCTTTACTAGAAATGATTGGTAAAGATATGATTGATGAATACGGTAAAGATCCAAAGATAAAAGAATCCTACCAGGCTTTATATAATTCTAGAGAAGCCATATTAGAGTCAAAAGAACACTTTAACAAACAGCTATAAAGTAGTATAGTTATACTAAACCGAGATAAATCGGCTATACCAACTGGCTCGGCAGATAACTCCAAAGATGGTATGGCTATTTTAGGAGACCATATATGGCAACAAATACATTTCAAGGAATCGTAAGATCCTATGGCGGTGCTGATAAAGGCGACGGAGTTACTCCAGGCGTTATTACTTTGTCAGAAACCATTTCTTTTAGCCCAACAGCAACAGGTGCTACCAACGTAAGAATTGGAACATCTTCTTCAGCTGGAGAAACTTTTACTCTTCCAGCCGGAGCAGTTCCTATTTCATTCTTATCTTTAGGTGGTGCAGCTGGGGGTGCTAGCCCAACTGTAGATATTGGCTCATCTGCTGATCCTGATGGATTCTTCAATGAAGTTGATGCTGATACTAAAGGTACTTTAAAAGGTGCTGATGGTGCGTTAGTCGATGGAGATGGTATTTCTGCTCAGACAACCGTAACAGCTAATGTTGGAGCTTCAGCAGCTACCAGCGGAACCGTAACAGGTATCTTTACTTATACTATATTTAATAACGGCGCTGAGTCTGTTTAATAGGAGATAATTATGGCAGGTAGAATTGTAGGATCTGATGTCAAAACAGCTACGACTGCTACTGGTGCAACTGGTGGAGCGTCCTTAGTTTCTGGTAGATCCAGACTAAGAGGCTACATTATTGCAGGTGGAGGGTCTGATGGAACCGTTACTTTTAGAAACGGAACTGTTACAGGCTCAACTTTATTAATTGCTCCTTGCAACGCTAACGATACTGAAACTTTAAATATACCTGATTCAGGTGTTTTGTTTGAAGACGGTATTCACGTTGTATTAAGTAATATTGATAGAGTCACCGTTTTTCATTCGTAGACGTGGCTAAAGAATATTCATCAATATCCAGAGTAGGAACATCTGAGCCTTTTGAGTTACAAGTCTCAAGAGGCCAGATTTCTTATCACAATACTTTATTCAAATACGGATACAATCCATTAATTATTAATGTTAATGAAACCATTTGGGATGGTGGTGGCATTTATGCTTATCCTGCTGCTGCGGCTATCATGTATGTATCCTCTAGTAATACTAACGATACTTCAGCAGGAACTGGTGCAAGAACTATTTATATTGAAGGTCTTGATACCAATTATAATGTTATAACAGAAAACGTTACTTTAAATGGTCAAACTCAAGTAGCGACCACAAAATCATTTTTAAGAATTTATAGATCCTATGTACTTACAGCAGGAACTGGTGGAACTAATGCAGGCGATATTTATATAGGAACAACAGGAGCAAGTAGTGGAGTACCAACAGGAGCTTTTTATGCAAAAATAACAGCAGGAGAAGGTCAAACTCTTATGGCTGTTTATACCGTTCCAGCAGGTAAAACATTTTATTTAAACATAGGAACAGCAACTCACGGTACAGGAACATCAGGCGGTGTTTATATGACTGTAAGATTTATGACTCGTAGTTTTGGAAGCATATTTAGAACAGCTACCAAAATAGATGTAGTTGAGAGCGAAATTACATTTCCGTTTTTATATC